AGATTGGCGTATGGGAGCAGGAGCCAGGCTTCTGCCCTACAAATCAATCAGATCACTCGGGTCACATAGAGAATGCACAACCTCATTGGGTAGGGATGTCAAGTAAACTTGTTACTCATGGTATTAATATGCCGAATATAATGGGCATTGCACATGTCACAGATATAAACAACTCATCGAATAGTGCTACCAATGATTCGATGTATGTTGCAACCATAGACTGCAAGCAGAGCAGGACAGCAGCCAGTATTTGGCTTTTCTATTATGGCGCCGTATTCTCAAAATTGCCTACAGACGCCGTAATAGATCCCACCTGGATAAAGGTTAGTTGGATGTGTTGGACGCCATCAACCGCTATTGAGGTTACCACACCAGAAGGGGGTCAATGTGCCTGACGTAGAACGAGAACTGCTAGAAATTTTGCAAGAGTTAGACACTTCTACCACGCAGAACCAACTCGTGGAGTTGTATAGTGAAACACATGACAATGGTGGGGTGGGCGGTCCCTATGAATGGCAGAAAGATTTCCACGATCATGGGTACGACCACAAGGAGCGTGCAATTATTGCTGGCAACCGTGTTGGCAAGACTCGTACTGCCGCAGCAGAGGTTGCTATACACCTAACTGGTCTCTATCCAAAGTGGTGGAAGGGCAGGTGTTTTACTACACCCACAGATTGGATTGTTGCAGCACCAACTAACGAACTATGTAGAGATATTCTACAACTTGCCCTGGTGGGCAACATGATTGAAGGGGAGAAGGCGCCAGATGGTACGGGTTGGATTCCTGCTAGTTGCATTATTGATTACGGTTGGAGGCAATGTGGCGTACCCAACGTCATGGACGCTATTCGTGTTAAGCACGTTTCTGGTGGTACGAGCCTATGCACTTTCAAGTCCTACGAACAGGGACCGATTAAGTTCCAAGGTGTTGCTAGACACGGAGTTTGGCTCGACGAAGAACCAACCGACTATGAGATTTACACTGAGTCTCTTACCAGAACACTCGACAGAAACGGATTAGTAATATTCTCACGTACCCCACTATTCGGATTGTCTGATGTTATCAAACACTTCACAGATGGTGGCAGGGGTATCTATTACAAGAATGTAACGTGGGACGAAGCACCACACCTAGACGAAGATGCTAAAGCACAGTTGCTATCTAGTTATCCTGAACATGAACGAGACACTCGCGCCAAGGGCATACCTATGATGGGTTCTGGTGGTGTTTACAATGTGCCAGATGAGATGATTATGTGTGACGCATTTGAGATACCCGACCACTTCAGGCGCATTTGTGGCATTGACTTTGGTATAGATCACCCAGGCGCAGCCTGTTGGATTGCTCATGATGCAGACTCAGATATTGTTTATGTTTATGATTGTTACAAAGAGCGGGGTCAAACGGCTGCTTACCACTCTCAGGCAATAATGAGCCGTGGAAAGTGGATACCAGTATCGTTCCCACACGACGGCATGATAAGAGACAAAGGTGGTGGGGTTGCCCTAAAAGACCAATATGTGGCACATGGTGTAAATATGTTGGGCTTCTCTGCGAGATACGACGACATAAAAGGTGGTGGACAGTCAAGGGAGCCAATTACCTTGGAGATACTGGAACGGATGCGTACAGGTCGCTTTAAGGTGTTTAGACATTTGAATGAATGGTTTGAAGAGAAGCGTATGCTTCACAGAAAAGATGGTAAAATTCATCCTGAAAGGGATGATATCGAGTCTGCCACTCGTTATGCGGTAATGATGTTGCGTTGTGCAAGGAATTACGTTGACGAGACAGACATTAAACAAAGTGTTGTGGACTACGAAGGCTACAGTCCACTCAGTGATTATTAGGGAGTAGTAAAATGGGCGGAGTAATAGGACAAATTATGCCAATGTTAGCAATGGGTCTTCTCGGAGGAGGCGGGGCAGCACCAGCACCACCACCACCACCACCACCACCAGTTCCAATGGCACCAAAGACAACGTCATCGGTGGCACGGCAGGGTGCGGGCGAGGCTGCAGCGCAGAACGCTCAAAGGCGTAAACGATCTCAATATCAAGGGCGCAGGGGTACTATGCTTGGCGGCGGTACTCAAGGCACTGGAGAGGGCGGAAGCCTGCTAGGCGGATAATATGGCTTCTCGTAAACCAGGATATAAAAGTCAGCCTCATTATAAGAATGAGTTGAACGCCCAAAAGAAGCCCAAGGAAGTTAAGAAGCGTGTTGCGCGTAACAAGGCAAGGCGTCAGGCAATCGAGAAGGGCGTTGCCAGGGTGGGAGATGGTAAAGATGTCCACCACAGGGTGTCTATGATTCAGGGAGTAAAGAAAGCCGAAAGCGGCGGAGTGACTTTAATGGATGCGGGTTCAAATAGAGGGGAAAAGCCTAAGGGGATGTCGAAGACTGGTCCCAAGCCCAAAAAAAGGAAAAAGAAGAATGGCTAAGCAAGACAAACAAAAAAAAACCAGAGTCCGTCATCAAAGCCTTTAAGAGGGCAAAGGCTGATAGAAATAACTGGGACAGGCATTGGCAGGATGTTGCAGATTTTGTCTTGCCTACTCGGGAGTTTACCCATGACGTCACCAAGGGTAGCCAGCGCCGTGGTCGTATATACAATACGACGGCACCAGAGGCTGCTGTCCAACTTGCTGCCGCACTCGAGGGGATGCTCTTTAATACGGGTATCCGCTGGTTCGAACTCGTCACCGAAGACGAAGAACTCAACAAACTACAAGAAGTAAAGAGTTGGCTGTATGACACTACCAACCGAATGCTTTCCTATTTTGACAATACAAGTACCCACTTCTCTGTATCTGGGCATGAGATTGCCTTGGATCTAGTAACCTTCGGAACTGGCGTAATACTTGTGCAAGAGAAGGATGGTCTACTTAGGTATCAAGCAAGAAATCTTAGCAGTATCTACCTGAACTCCAATGATTCTGGTGATATAACCGACGTGTTCAGAGAGTTTGAGATGCCCGTCTGGGAGGTGGTTAAGGAGTTTGGCTTAGAGAATGTAAGCGACAAGTGCAAGGATATGTTCGAAGACCCCGACACTATGGACAAAAAGGTCAAGTTACTCCATCAGGTCTATCTAAGAATGGATAGAGAGTATGGCAAGATTGACAAGTTAAACAAACCATGGGGTTCATGCTACATAGAAGTTGAACAGAAGCACCTCCTACAAGAGGGTGGCTTCAACAACAACCCATACATCATAGTGAGGTGGAGCAAGGCGGCTGAAGAGGTATATGGGCGTTCACCAGCAATGGAGGTTTTGCCCAGTATCCGCGTTCTTAACGCTATGGCTAGGACGACGCTAGAAGCCTCTGAACTCGCTATACGCCCTCCTGTGATTGTAGGGTCTGGAACTATGGAGGGACCTATAAGAACCTCTCCAGGCTCCATTATGTACGTTAGACAGGGAACTAGGGATGTACCCCAACCCTTCAACAGCGGGGCGCGTCCAGATATCGGTCACGAACTCATGCAGAGGGAAGAGGAGAAGATTGAGAAGGCGTTTTTTGCTGATCGCCTAAGCCTTCCCCAGAACGACCGAATGACTGCCACAGAGATTATTGAGCGTAGGCAGCAGGGGCTTTTGATTGTATCTCCCATTCTCTCACGGCTGTACGCAGAGTGGTTAAACCCTGTTATCAAGAGGACGTTCAATTGGATGCTCCAAACGGGCAGGGTTTCTGAGATGCCAGCCGCCCTTCAGGGTACTCCGTTTAAGATAAACTACATTAGTCCAATGGCTGTGAGTCGTAGGGCTAGTGTTTCTCAGGCATTTATGACCGCTATGAGTGCCGCTCAGATATTGGTTCAGGTTGACCCATCGGTCATGCAGAACCTTGATGTAGACGGCATATTCAGATCATTAATGTCCCAAAATAATGTAGACCCAGCGTTCTTAAAGACGAAGAGAGAAGTTGAGGCGATGAGAGAGCAGCAAGATCAACAGCAACAGCAGCAACAACAATTAGAGGCGGCTCAACAGGGTGCAGCGGCAGCCAAGGATGCTTCTATGGCGGTGAGCCAGTTAGGAGGAATGTTGGGTGGCGAGTAAACAAGAACCAAAAGGGCTAGCAGATAAACGGGCGGATTATGAGACAGTTTTCTCCTCGCAGGCTGGGCAACGGGTTTTGGGTAATCTTATGGCTGATTTCCACATGGGGCGCAGTAGTCATGCTGCTGGCGATTCACACGAGACGGCTTTTAGAGAGGGTGAGCGGCACGTAGTTCTCCACATAATGAGTATGGTGGGCAAGCGTGGAGATCCAGAGTGGACGAATGACAAACTCGACCAAGCACAAATTGAGTACAGCGTAATACAGGAGTTCTCGTGATGCCTGCTAAACCAAACGGATGGACAAGTGATGCTAAACTGGTCTTGTTTAGGCTGGATAGGATTGACGGCGACCTAAGTGAAATTAACCAAAGACTTCAAAGGATTGAATCTAGGGTGTGGATGTTGCAAGTTAAAGCGGCAGGCGTAGGAGGATTCGTGGCTTTCCTGACCTCTTATTTTATGGGGAAATTATAGTGCTATATTGGAACAGATTAATAGTGATATGTAGACCCGTCGCAACTGCCGTGTGCCTGCTATATCTAGTAGGATGCTCAGCAATGCAGCGTGTCTTTATGTCCAATCCAACACCACAAGAACAGGCAATGAATCTTGTAAGTAATACAGTAGATGGCTCTAACTTGTGGTCTCCCATTATGTTTGCAGGATTCTTAGCCCTAGTGGCAGGGGTGGTGAACCTCGTGTTCTTAAGGGGCAGCGCAAGACTACTCATCATAGGGGTGCTTCTAGCACTGACTCCACCTGTTGCTGAGGTAGTATTGCAATCTATGGCTCCGTGGATATCAATATTTGTTGCCATTGCTGGCTTGGGCTTACTGTCTGTCGTAATGGGTCGTTGGTTTGGACGCAAAGACATTCTCACTAGAGCAGAGGCTCGTGCTAATTACATCAAGAGTAATGGCAGGCTTAGTTTAACAAAGGGGCAGACTGCAGATGTCCTAAATCATCTTGGAGACAATGACTTCAAGGCAGACTTTCCAATAAAAGGAAATTAATTATGTCAGATTTTCTAGGTAATATCTTCTTTATGGGTACCGTGGTGGGTGGCGTTGGTTGGGCTATGATTGTCGCTCATACTATGGGCTATATTACTCTCCCTAAGTGGAGAAGATAATTAGTGAGTGACAACTGGGCGAGGTGGTGTGCGATTAGTTGCACCCACATCCCCTACCAAAGTGAGAGAGCAATCGACCGACTGCTTGAGGAAATCAAAGGTCGAAACTTGACTCATTTTATTCACCTGGGGGATGTGGTAGATGCAGAGGCTGCGTCTGTACACAACGACGATCCAGTTAGGCACACACTCTATGAAGAGTTTACTGTTGCTGCAGATTTATTACGTCGACTGAGAGAAAAACTACCAAAAGATTGCCAGTTGGTATTGCTCGATGGCAATCATGATGATAATATCAAACGCCCTGACTCACGCAGAATTCCACATGACTTGCGTGATTTGTGTGACCCTAGAAAAATGGAAGGTGTGGCTGATGAGTATAAACGATGGAAACATGTCCCCTACAGGCATGGATCCAGAGGATGTTACCAACTCGGTAGCGTTATATTTAGCCATGGTTACGCAGCAGGGGCAAACTCAGATGAACTTGAAGCAATCCAACTCGCAATGGCATGTGGGGGTCATGCTCACCGACTCATTGTTAGAGGACATACACACCGCCCAGTACCACCTACACAATGCAAAAGATCAGCACGGATAAAACTTCCGTGGTGGTATGCTAACGTTGGGTACATGGCATTCGACCAGAGACCTGCATACACCTTTAGGTGGGATAACCAAGATTGGGGCAGAGCGTGCCTCATTGGCGAGTGTCAGATAGGAAGACCTGGCAGAATGAACAAGAAGAGTTGGGAAGCAGAACTAATCAGTCTTGACTAGTGTCTGACTCATAAGCCTCAGGTTTCTCGGTGATCCTGTTAGCCTTAACCTCTTCCTTGAACTCATTATCTGGGAGTGAGGATTCAATCTGTCGCTCCTCGCTAGCCTTGTTCAACACCTCTTGTAACTCAGGGTGCTTCAGAAGAAGCGCAGCCAGTCTAGCGCGCACCTCGTCTGGGTCTCTTTGTTCCTGTTGTTCAATGAATATTTCTTGCGTTGGTCTACCTAAAGTCCTGTCAAGTAACTCTTTAGCAGCAGCGATAGAGCCGCCCCTTGCTCTGTCGATAAGCATCATGATAACTGTTTGCATATCTTCAGGGGTAACGGCTGCCATCAGCGACTCTTGCAGCCACTTCCGCTGTTGTTGTACTGTGACTCGCCTAGTCAGATTACTCATCTATTGATGGATAGGCAGAGGAATAGAGTCGACCCATCTCCTGCACCGCCTCTTGGTGTCCAGCGTGACCAGCGTCTTGGTAAGCCGACATGAAGTTAGGATCTCGTTGGTTGTCAGCAATAGATTGCTTTGCCTCACCTGGAGCCATTACGAATCCCTGCCTACCGCCACCACCAATAATCTCATCATTGGATATGACCTTTGCGACATTGTGGAATGCTCGTATAACTGAGGGATCATTGCCCAGCCCAGATTTATTAAGGGCTGCTATAAGTTCATCGCCACCAAAGTCGTGTGCAGCCTTTTGTGCCATCTGTAAGTTTTGGTCATATGCATTGCCGTACTCACCCCTAAGAACCTGTTCGGTCTGCTCCATAGTAGAGTTGAAGTTGGCTTCAGCCGACTGCACTTGCTCTGCCTGTTGTTCACTATTAAATCTAATTAGAGCCGCCGCTTGTGACTTACTAAGACCTATCCTGTGTGCTTCTTGGAAGAAGGTGTTTACCAAATCCCCATCTACTGGAGTGTCTGGCATGTTCTCGGTTGGAACCTGATAACCGCCAACCTCTTCTGGTCTGCCTAACTTGTTATAGAATACGTCCAACTCTTCTTGGGGGGCATCCTTGCCTGGCAGGACAACTTTGTCGGCGCCAATCATGTGTTGTGCATGTACATATCCCTTAGCCAAACTGCTAATGTCCTTGATATCAGCAAGGCTGGGGTCATTACGCAAGTCCTCGGGGATTGAATCCATCCAATCACTACCATCCATTATGGTTTCTTCCACTGTCTCTGATGCTACCTGATCTGTTAATTCTTCAGACATCTGTGTCTCCTTGTGTCATTACAATCATCGCCCGATGAACGCCATCAGGTGATTTCTCTTGTCTAACCAGTAACTCTATATGTTCTGGACTGTCGTCAGGGATTATACCCAATCCATACTTACTTCGCCCATTTGGTTCTTTTAGGCAATCGATCAGCATCTTACAGGAAGCAACAAGGTTGTCAGGATCGAATGCTCTACCC